ACCATCTTCATCCTCTTTGAGTTTGAGTTTCTTCATAGCAACTACGATTGAACTTGCGTAAACAAATCCTTGACCACCAGAGATTTTATCATCTGGGTCAAACATATCTTGACTTGCGTATGTGTGATTAGTAGCAACCAATCCTACATTGTGACTACCAAACATATTGACACAGTTACGAACAAGTGCTGTAAGTGCTTTAGGTTTACGACCCATGTCACCTTTCATATCACCTGCTTCAAACTGATTAACGTCAGTTGGTGTCAATAGCATACCAAGACTGTCGATGACGAACAATACTTTTGGTTTGTCATCTTCTGCCATCACTTTGTATGACTTCATAAATTCTGATATGGTCTTACCCACATCATCAATCATAGCCATATTCAATTTAAGCAATTTAGTTTCGCTTGTATCTACACCTAATGCGTGTAGCCACTTTTCATCTAATGCATTTTCGCTGTCAATTAGTACAACGTAGATGCCTTGTTGTTGTGCGTGTCTGACGAGGTTTCCGGAGCAGATGAAACTTTTTCCTGATCCAGACTCTCCGGCAAAGACAGTAACTTTACCAAGAGGTACCCCTTTATTAAAATCACCGCTAATGAGATAATTGAGTCCATAATTTCCTGTAGAGATCCAATCGGTTGGATCATTGTATCCTATGCTAAGTCCCTCAATACTTTTCGTGATTTCTCTACGGAACTTGCTTACATCAAATGGTTTTGCCATTGATAATCTCTCTTTCTTTGTTATCTGTTGTTTGTGCCTGTTAAGTATATTCTATCATTGAATGATAACTTATCAAGTATATCGGGACATTTTTCAGCCATTGAATCAATTTCCCAATCTTGTGGATAATGCCGTAGTGCGGCTCTTGCACGATCTCTGACTAAACTAGGTACACGTGGTGTACGACCAGGATCACACAATTCCTCTAATAATTTTTTACCTTGCTTCATGGCACGGTATCTTTCGTCTGGTAATGTCATAGTGTTCTCCTAAGATAGGGGCCGTAGCCCCTATATAGATTTAAGCAGCTTTTTGGCGACTACGAATCATCGCCAAGATATCTTGTGCTTTGTCACTTGATGGACTTGCTGCTGGAACAACTACCGGAGCACTAGTGAAAGATGCCTCTGCTGCCGCAACATCACCTTCCCAATCGGGTAGATTGGTTGCTGCCACTGGAGCTGTGCGTGTTGGCAATGGGGCCGATTCACTTTGTGAACCTGCTGGAGCATCTAAGCCCCATGGGCGAAAGTAATTACCCCAACGTGCGTTGTCGTATGCTTCACCTTCTACTGATGCTTCAAACATTTCTTTCATAATGCGTAATTCAGCTTCACCTGGCTTCTTAGGCAAGAAGTCACTTAGATTGAACAATCCATGTGCTTCAATTGCTGCTTGTTCAGCCTCAGTCAATGCTGTTTCTCTACGTGCCCAGTTACTTGTTGAGTAATCTGCATATCCACCCTTGCTAGACTTCTTAATATTGAAGTCAAGACCGCGTGTATAGTCTGTAGGCAATTCCATGATTTCAGGATCAAGTAATCCACTCTTAACGATTGGGATGATTTGCGGACTGATAACGAATCTACGAATCGGATTCGCAGGAGTCTTGTCATCACCAAGTGGGTTTTGACGTACAAAGCCTTGAAAGATATAACTACGCTTTTTCCAATACTTGTTAGCCATTTCTTTCAATGTCTCATCTTTGTACCAAGGACGAACTTCTGCCAAGATAGGGCAAGTAGAACCATCGTTATACATTTCTACGCACGGGACTTGTACAACTACTTGTTTTGCTCCACTGTCACCTTTGACTCCATTGAATGTAAGTTTGATGATTTGTTTTTCTACCCAGAAGAATTCATTCTTAGAATCACCATCGGGCAAGAAACGAATACTAGCAGTAGTGCCTTCGTCCATGTTCCAGTGGGGGTAGATAGAATTATCTGATTGGGTGTTAGAACCCTTGTTGTTTGACTTATTGTCTTGCGCTGCGATACGTGCGCGGATTTCTGCTAATGATGCCATATAAATATTCCTTATAAATTTGAGATGGTCTCGTTTTTAAATTCGCTACTTCACCATGAAGTAACTAACACGATGAGTAAGTATAGCAATACTTTCTCGTCCTGTCAATAGTATTTATGCCTGTTATGGCAAACCTCACTTTTTAAGTGAGGTTTTTGATGGGTAATTTACCCTTTACTTTCTAATGATTCTTAGAATAGCGTCTAGGTCTTCTTGACCTTCTTTAACTTCTTTCTTGTCATCTTTTTTATCCATTGATTTGTTAAGCGTACCAAGCGCGTGTTTGATCATTTTTTCTTTTGATATTGGCGTTGCTACACGTTCTGGACCAGGACGAGGATCACCGTCACGACCCGGAGGTGTTTGGCTCTTGTCCATCTCATTGACTTCTTCTTTCTCTTTTGGAATCGCATTCTTTGCTAGATGCTTTGCTCTGGAATGACCTCCGTGTTCAGAACCATCACTACCTTTAGTATCTTTAGGTTTCTTGTCATCCTTATCTTCCTCATCATCTTCCCAAGGTAATGCTGCTTCTAATACACTACCGATATCAGTCTTACTCTTGTCTAATGGTTTAGCTGCTGGCTTAGACAACCTCTTCAATACACTTGCTATCTTTTGATGAATTCTATCTGTTCCAGCTTCAATTGGATCAGTACTCCAATCGGTTGGGGGACGCTCATAATCATTTGGATTCAAGTCTCTATCATGTTGTGTGTGAGTACCTTCACCAACTCCTATCACATCTGCACCTGCATCTAACCCTTGTTTAATATGTGCTATCAACGCTTGCGGAGTCATGCCTTGCTGTTTTGCAATCTGGTCAATTTGCGCTTTGAACTCAGGATCAGTTTTATATCCAGTAACGATATCAACAGATGTTACAGGTGTGACTGGAGTAGGATCTTTTGGCTTGAACATATTCTTAATACTATCAAGTATACCTTCAGCTACGGCATCTTCTTCAGATACGACTGCTTGCGCGTCTGTATTGATAAAGTTTTCGTCAACTTCTTCTTCTTTATTGCTAAATTTGGCACGAATTTTTTGCATTTTTTCTTTACCAGCATGTTCACGACCTGCTTTACGTAATGCATCCATACCATCTTTACCATACTTCTTGTCACCCAAGTATGCTTGTAATGCGCTTTCATCCATTCCTTCTTTTGGTAAGTAGCTTAACTGATCGGCAATATAATCTTCGTCATAGTTCAATAGATAACGAATCTGTTTTGAATCCATTCCAGATTTTTTCATATACTCAACCATCTTACTAATGATCTCATTTTCTTTTTCTGCACTATATGTTATGCCATCATCAGCCATCATTTGACCAATTTCTTTTCTTCCTTCACTTTCATTCATTTCTTCTTCAGTCATTGAAGGTGTTCTCATAGGCTCAGACACACTTTGCTTGGTTGCCTTCATTTTCTGTTTCCACATTTCAACTGCTTGTTTACCGGCATCACGATCTGAGTTACCATCATCGACCCACTTATCAAAACTTGCTAGTAGTTCAGCTTGATGAGGTTCTAAACCAGGATTTTGCTCAATCCAGAAAATAAAATTATTTCTTGGTTCGTTTGTTCTTTTATTCCAATTGCCATTTGCATCTCGGCGAGGAGATAATAACTCAGGTGGCATTATTCCAATATTACCTAATGTGTTTACGGCTTTATTATATCCTTTTTTGATAGTATCCATGAAGCCTTCTTCTAATTCATCTTCAGGAATACCGACTGGGTTGTTAGATTTAATACTTTCTTCTTCAGTTAAACTGTCAGCCCACTCTTCCAATTTACTCAATTGTTTGTCAACGACTGACTCGCCTATCTTTTTGTGTATCCTATTCAATATCGGCATCACACTTTCAATACGCGGGTCTAATGTCTCTTGTACAAACAATTCATTTAGATTTGTTTCATCGCCCTCGTCTTCCATCAATGCAGGAGTCCAACTTTCAAAGTAAGCATTGTATCCACGCTTACCAGTCATGCGGCTCAATGATTCACGTAGACTCGCATAGTGTGCAATACCTTCATTGACTAATGATTGTGCTGATTCGTTGAATTGACCATTGCGTGTAGCACGAACAAATCCGGCCATCTTTTGATATTCTTCACAAAGACTATGTACATGGTTCCAACGGTCATCATTGACTTTGCCACCTTCAGCGATATGTCTAGCATATACACGGGCAACGCCCGGCTTCTTAGTATCAAGTAAGTATCTCTCACCCTCTTGATTTTCTAAAAAGATTTTATTGATATTGCGATAGCGTTTTTCACCTTCTTCGATGACACGACTATGTTCGATAACAATCTTCACTGTGGGTATAGCATCGCTATAACTTGCTTTTCTGCCCATTGGGTAGTAACCCTCTGCTATTTTATCTTTGTTTCTCATATGGTTCCTTCTTGCCATGTCATCATTAACTTGGTCTTTGTTCTTTGTATCAAACCCTTTAAGTCCTCTAGTCATTCTAAAAGAACTTAATTGGTGTAGTAATCCACTCCATGAATCATCATAGTCTAGTCCTGGTGTTTTGTCCTCTGGACTATCTGTAACATCATCACCAAAATATACAGTTAATACTCTATCTTCATCTAATGTAACAAAGACGGTTCCGTAATCTTCCCCGTCTTTAGTAAATTCAAACTTGAAAATGTCTGCTTCATCCGGAACTGGAGTAGCTTTACCTGTTGCGTCTAAAGGTTTTGGTTTGTATTTGGACAACAATTGATAAAGTTGACGATTGAGTGTTTCTGAATTTGTTGGCATAATTGTATTTATCTTAACCTCAACTTAGTACGGCAAAGAAAGGTAATGGAGCAATGAATTCTTCGTGGTCTTTGACATAACTGTCTAATTCAAAGTGATATGAACCTAATTCCTGTATCATTCTTACACTTAATAAGCTGGCCATAATCAAGTCGTCCGTATCCCCAACTTTAGCAGCATAACTACCCGCATGTGCTACAAACGCCTTCAATTCACTTATAAGACTACGACTATTTACGGTTAGTTTCTTGCTCTCAAGTAATGTCTTAAACTTAGCGCAAGCAGTTAATTTAGTCTTGTTTGTGGTGTTAAATCCTTTGCGCTTTTTACCCGGCTCGCTGATAAAGATACCTGGAATGTTATTCTCTCCATATTCATTCAATGATACTAATGCTGCTTCACCAATGCTATTATTTTCTACACTATAATATACATTGTTTGGCTCACCTGTGCATTCAACAATGTATTTGTTTATTTGAGCCATTAGTTTAATCTGCATCGGGATATCAGTTTTATTGTGTTTCCATTCACCAACCTGTGTGACTGTATTTGCTTCATATATTTGTATTGCTGCTGGGTCATTGCCCGTACCTATACTAGGGTCTAGTGCTACTGTATAGATATTACCTTTGACTGGTTTCTGATACCAACGGACTTGTCCCATCCTAGATATAGGTTCAATACCTTGCAAATCAAGTAATGTATTTGGATTGATAAGTGTTTCATCTGCAATAATGAATTCACAACCAATCTCACGACGGAAACGATCTTCACCTAATTGTGCTTTCATCTCGTCAGCCCATTTCTGATCTCTGCCTGGTTGTTCTTGCCAGTCTGCTCTATATGCTTTGAACCCGTTGACACCCAACTCAGTAGTGTTACCAAACTCATCTTCAGTTTTGTTAGCACCTTTCCAGATGAAAGCAAATTGATCTTCATCACTATTTGGGGTACTTGTGATGATTGCTTTACCACCAGTACTTAATGTTGGAGTGATAGCAGTCCAGAACTCTCTAGCGATACTTGGTCTAACAAATGCAAACTCGTCTAGGTATAGTAATGTAATACTCATACCACGACCTGTATTTTCAGTTGTTGTAGCACTTACGATACGACTACCATTTTCAAAATCTAGTGAGCCTTTGTTATATGTTGTTACACCTGCTTTGATATGATCTGGACAGTTTTCGTATGCGTATCTTACACGCTGCATAATCTCTTGTGCGCCTGTGTATTTGTGTGCTGCGATAAGAATAGTACTGTCTGGTACAAACATAGCATACCAAAGTAAGTAACCAGCAGCACTAGTTGATTTACCTGATTGTCGAGGCATCAAACTTATACTAAAGCGATAGTTATGATAAGTGTTGATTAATCGTTTTTGATAGTCATAGGGATGATATACCATACTACCTTTTGTAGGGTGTTGTATCATAAAGAAGTTATCCATGAAGTATAGATAACCTGTGTCAGGGTCGCAACACTTTATAAAGTCCTGTAATTCCTTATCGTTCTTAAATTTTGTTTTAGTATAAGGATCTTTTACTAGAGATGCTTGACCTGTTTTATTCATAACTTTATTTATGTGGATAACTACCCAATACTACTTTATCCTATGCACCAATTAGCACCGTCACTAAAGACTGGTACATAATTTCCGCCACCCCCACTTATTTCAACACCAAAATTACCTCCTGGCGCTAAGTTTGAATCATTGATAAATGCTCTTAATCCAGGAGTAGTTGGTGCCGGTAAATTAGCATATGGTATTACTGGATTAGTTATGACACCATTTGCACTAAATGTCCAACTGTATGCAGGTGACCCAAGGTCTGTGCTTAGTTGTGTTTGTACGGTTACCTGTTGTCCAAATATATTAGCATTGCCATTGTTGCCACCATCACCAGCCGATCCACCGCTGACAATAACATTTCCGCCATTTTCAGAAAATCCTGAGGCTTTATACCCTTGGATTAATAAATTGGCTGATTCGGCCATTGTTATTGTAGGCTCTGAAGAATACGCTATAGGAAACTTTAAAACACCGTTGGAATTAAATTGCCACTCGTGATTATGGGCCACAAGTTTGACACTGGGTTCAGTGTTACTCATTCGTAAGCCTACTACATAGTTTGCAGAGGAAGAATAAATGCCACTGATATTGCTCATAAGGATATTACCAGGAGCAGTTAAATTACCAGTAGTATCAAATTGCCAATCATAAGTAGTACCGTTGGCACTTATTGATTCAAGTACAATACCACCGCCAATACCACCTATCAATCCTGGACCGCTAGTAGTAAATGTTGAACCAACATTAGTAATCGTTGTGTTGTATGAACTGCTATCATTAAATGCTGTGCCACTACTTAGCATACCCATTAATAATACTACACTTGCAGTAGTTGGTATAGCAGAAATATTAGTACCTGCAGGTTGTGTAACTGTTAACACACTAGTAGGAACTGTGAAGTTACCTGTATATACTGCTATGCCACTAGTGATTCTTATGTCAGATAATTTGCCAGGGAAATATTGATAATTGTTATTTGGGTATCGTCCTATAGTAATAGCATTACTACTTCCATAATTAGCAGGTCCACCGTAGCCAGTATTATATGTTTGTCTTACCCCGTTGTAGTATACATATAATGCTTGATCAGCGGAATTGTTATTAACAATTGCTACATGAGTCCATACTCCTGGGGTAGGTTCTGTATAAAATATTGCATTACTTTGAGTACATAAAATGCCAAGTAACCCACTAGATACATTTATATCTATATAAGAAAGTACTCCGGGGCTAGAATCTGGTTGTTGTGTTATTATTCGTTGAAGAAATCCTGTAGAAGGTGCATCAGCATTAATCCAAAATTCTATAGTCCATGTTGTACCTAAAATCCATTGACTACTTGATGGTAGTGTTAGATAATTAGTAGTACCATTTAATGACAATGCACCTGAAGTTGTAGTAGATTCAGCTACTGCTACTTTAGCGTTGTATGGCAATGTTATATTACCATCACTGCCAAAGTTCCATGTGTTGTTATTGACACCAATTTGTAGATTGCTATTTGCTGAAGCAATATTAGCATAGCTTGTGCCGTTGTAAATCTTGTTGGCAGTTCCTGTACCTGCGCCTGTTGCACCAGTATTACCAGTTGGACCCGTTGCTCCAGTAGCGCCATCTGCTCCGTTACTACCACTTGCACCTGTTGCTCCGTCTACGCCATTGCTACCACTTGCACCCGTTGCGCCATCTGCTCCGTTACTACCACTTGCACCCGTTGCGCCATCATTGCCCGGCGTACCTACCCCAGTAGCACCAGTGGCACCTGCACCGGTCGCTCCTGTACTACCTATTGCACCGGTCGCTCCACTATATCCGGTGGCACCTTGGAATCCTATACCACCTGTTGCACCCTGTGCGCCAGTACTACCTGTGTAACCTGTTGCGCCAGTTGAACCTATTGCACCAGTAGCACCTGATGCACCTGTACTACCTGAACCTGTTTGTCCAGTGGCACCTGCAAGTCCAGTTGCACCCTGTACACCAACTATAGCAACTTGCCATGATGATGTTCCTGTGTCCCAATATTTTAATACTGACATTATGTAATCCTATCTATTATAACTGTTAAAGAGTAATGTAACCCCAATTTACTACCTGTGATGTTCCGCTATTGTTTGTGATACCAAATGTAAATACATTGGCAGTCGTAGTTGCAACTACAGCGTTACTAATATTGTTCACGGTTCCGACAATCTGTGTAGGTATCGCTGTAAGCACTAATGCATTACCCGCTGCATAATACCAACCATAACTACTACCAAGTACTGGAACATTGGTATTTGTAACAACCACTGTAGCAGTATATGTAACAATACCATTTGGAATGTTTCCTCTAACCCATATTGAGTAAGTACCGTTTATAGGAACTGTAATACTTACTGTGTTAGTACCTGCTGATAATGTCCAACTACCGGTTGTTGAGCCTGCACCTACTCCAGTGGCACCTGTTACACCAGTAGCGCCCGTCGCGCCTAAACCTGTAGCACCGGTTGCTCCATTGTATCCAATAGCGCCTGTAGCACCAGTGCTGCCCACTCCTTGTGCCCCTGCGATACTAGTATCAAGCCACAATATATTGTGACCTACTGGAGCAGTAGATTGAGCAACTATACCTTGATCACCTGTTGCACCTGTAGAACCACTTGAACCACTTGGGCCTGTTGACCCTATACCAGTAGCTCCTGTTAATCCTGTGCTACCCATTGCACCAGTGCTGCCTATTGCTCCCGTTGCCCCGGTTGCGCCAGTAGCGCCGGCGCCAGTCGCTCCTTGGAATCCTATACTACCAGTTGCACCCTGCGCACCAGTGGCACCGGTCGATCCTATATATCCTGTTGCACCTGTACTACCTATTGTACCTGTAGCACCTGTGCTACCTAGTGTACCAGTAGCACCTATGTTACCAGTACTACCTATTGCTCCAGTAGCACCAGTTGATCCTATATATCCTGTTGCACCTGTACTACCTAATCCAGTAGCACCTTGGAATCCTATACCACCTGTAGCTCCTTGAACACCTGATGCTCCGGTACTACCTGTCAATCCTGTACTACCTGTCAATCCTGTAGCACCTGTGCTACCTTGATTGCCGGTCATACCAGTAGCACCTAAGTTAGCCCAACTTAGATTACCAT